TCGTTATCGACACTATGCATATCCCCCCCAGGCCATAACTCAGGTCTGGAATGGGGTGAGCGGTTCTGGCGTCATTCCGCAATCTGGAGGTTATACAGTCATCACTGATGAACTGCATGACATTTCCCAGCTTGGTTCTGGTGACTGTGGCGGACCTATGGTCCTACACAGAAACACTAAGAACTACACGCTGGGCTCCTGTTTTGCGGGACAAGGGAAGGGTAGTCAAGTTGCACTCTACCCATCCTTCTTCCGGTCCGGACCCGACGAGCCTTTAAACTCGACGTTGTACGGACTTGGAGGGACAGCCATAGCAAGAACGATTCCGACGGATCCGAGTGTGGATGTTTCTGACATCCTTGCTCAGATGATTAACTACCGTCAAGCCTTACCCAAAGCAGCTGGCGCCTCCTTATGGAGGGAGCGAGCACTGTTTTTTAAGGCTCTCAACCCGAAGACATTCGCGGAAGAGTTCCTTAATTGGCAGTTTGGGTGGCTACCTTTCGTGCAGGATATCAAGGACGTTTGTCACGCCGTTGTTACCTCGCACGACTACCTGCAGCAATTGCGGGCAGGCTCTGATCATAAGACCAGAGCTGGGTATCGTTTTCCTGCTAGTTCTTCCAACCCGACTGATGGAGCCCCGGCTTTTGTATATAGCCTCGACTCTTCTCTCTCAGGTTGGGATGCAGGCCCTACGTCATATAGTTGTGACGTAGTCACCGACACATGGTTTAAAGGTGCTTATACCTACCACGTGCCGGTTGATCCCAGTCGCATGTCTGCGCTTACTCGTTTTTCTGAGTATGCAAAGCATGTGCTCGGCATCGAGCCTACGCTCGAAGCCGTTTGGGATGCCTCTCCATGGAGCTGGGCCCTTGACTGGTACGCGAATGTGGGTGATGTTGCCCACAATATTTCAGCGTTCAGTCGAGACGGATTGATCCTTCAGTATGGCTACATAATGCAGCATACTCAGACGAAGGAAACTTGGAACGCTTTTGGCGGTTCCAATTGTTCCCAAGTCTCCACTCAATCTATATCTGAGTGGAAGGTTCGATATCCGGCTTCGCCATATGGATTCG